AAATATTAAACTATAAAGAATTTATAAATAATTAAAGTTCAAGGATATATTGATATGAAGAAAAACAACAAAAAATCATTACACGAAACAATTCAACAAATGGGGCAACAGCCGCAAATGGGTCAACCGCAAATGGGTATGGGTGGTGGAGGTGGTGCAGCCAATGGTGGAGCATATCTTCCAGATGGTAAAACTGATACGTTTCCATCTGCAATCGATACCTACATGATGAACCGCGCAACCTCACAGGTTCCAGTTCGTGGTGCAGTTGATCCACGTTCTGCATACGGTTCCGGTTTCAATTCTGCTGTACCACAAGAAGATCCAGAAGAAGAAGTTGATGAGACTGAAGAGGAAGAAGAAAATAAAGATAGTATGGAAGATAGTATGGAGGAAGGTTATAAGTCACAATTTCGTGATTCAATAATCAGTCTTCTTGGTGACTCCAATGTATCTTTTAGCCTTGTCGAACAACTCGAAGGTGTATTTGAAGCAGCTGTTCAAGACCGCGTAGAAAAGAATGTTTCTATCGTCTTGGAAGAAGTTGACCAAAATGTCAAAACATATCTTTCAAACGTAACAAATAATTTGGTTGAAAAAGTTGACGATTATTTGGAGTATGTTGTTGAAGAGTGGATGACTGATAATGCAGTTGCTGTCGAACAAGGTATCAAAACCCAAATCGCAGAAAACTTCATTACTGGTTTAAAGAATCTCTTTGAGAATCATTACATCGATGTTCCTGCTGAAAAATATAATGTCCTTGATGAATTATATGCTCAGAATAAGGGTTTGCATGAACAACTCAATCACAGAATGAATGATAACATTAACCTTAAGAAAGAAGTTGCACTCACTGAATGTGCAGGAATTTTTGTAGCAGAGACCAAAGATCTCGCAGATACACAAATTGCCAAACTTCAAGCCTTGATGGAGAACGTCTCTTTTGGTGGACCAGAAGAATATCGAAACAAATTAAGTGCAATTAAAGATAGTTACTTGAGTAATGCCAGACAATACTCTGCACCAAGAATTATGCACGAAGAACAAACTTTTTCCAAGGTTAAAGAAGTCCCAACGACTTTGGTAGAAGGTTACGCATCTGCGTTGGGACGCATTAACAAGAAAGTTTAAAATTACTAAATAATTTTAATTACAGGAGATACTAATAAAATGAATTTTCAAGACCAAACCCCTTATGACATCTTAACTGAGAAGTGGAATCCGGTTCTAAACCATGATGCACTTCCATCAATTAAAGATGAATACCGTCGTAAAGTGACTGCCGTTCTTCTCGAAAACGAAGAGCAAGCAATCCGTTCGCAACATCTTAGCGAAGATATGTCTTCCAATAATCTTGGAATGCCTTCTTCGTTCACCAACACCGGTGCAGTTTCTGGTTATGACCCAGTACTCATCAGCTTGGTTCGCCGTGCAATGCCAAATCTAATGGCTTATGATATCTGTGGCGTTCAACCAATGACCGCTCCAACAGGTCTTATCTTTGCCATGCGTGCTAATTATGGTGGTGGTCAAACCTATGGTAGTTCAACCTATGCTGAAGCCATGTTCCAAGAACCAGATCCAGCGTTTGGTGGTTCTGGTTGGACACTGAGTGCAGGATTCCGTACTACAAAGGGTCTTTGCGGTGCTTCTGGTGGTTTTGATCCAACACAACTTCGTGCAGGTACTCCAACACTAGCATCTTATCGTGGTATGCTTACCAATTACGGTGAAGGTCTTGGTGGTACAAATGCTACTGCTCCGTATACAACCTTTAATCAAATGGCTTTCTCAATTGACCGTGTTGCTGTTCAAGCTAAGACCCGTGCTCTTAGCAGCAATTACACGATTGAATTGGCACAAGATCTTAAGGCTGTTCACGGTCTAGACGCTGAAGCCGAACTCGCAAATCTTCTCAGCACTGAAATTCTTGCTGAAATCAATCGCGAAATCGTCCGCAGCATCTATTACGTTGCTCGTGCAGGTTCACAACAAAGAGATCTTAATGGTGCAGGATTCTATGATCTTGACGCAGATTCTGACGGTCGTTGGTCTGCGGAACGTTTCCGTGGTCTCAGCTTCCAAATCGAACGTGAATGCAATGCAATCGCTAAGGAAACTCGTCGTGGTCGCGGTAACTTCATCATCACTGATAGTGATACTGCAGCTGCCCTTGCCATGTCAGGTTTCATGAGTCTCAGTCCTGGTATCGCTCCTCAACTCACCGTTGATGACACACAAAGCACCTTTGCTGGTGTTCTAAGTGGCAAGATTAAAGTTTATATCGATCCATATAGCCCAGCAGGAGTAAACTTCTTCGTCTGTGGTTATAAGGGCGAGTCTCCATATGATGCAGGTCTGTTCTACTGCCCATACGTTCCGCTCCAAATGGTTCGTGCTGTTGATCCTGCGACTTTCCAACCACGTATTGCCTTCAAGACTCGTTATGGTGTTGTCGCCAACCCATACGTTCTTAATGGTGCTACCCCAGATGGTGAGAACTTAACTGCTGGTCTCAATCAGTACTACCGTTTCACTGCTGTAACAAATCTACATGGTAATACTCAGTTCTAAAAACTGACCATGTATAAGTAACACGAAGACCTCCCCAGAAATGGGGAGGTCTTTCATTTAAATAAATAATTTTATGACAGTATGTAAAAATAATATAAACCCACTTTATAATAACTATTTCAGATTAACTTTTTCAAGAGGAACTAGTCAGTTTGAACTAATGTGTCAGCGCGTAACATTACCAGGTCTGAGTATTGGTGAGACCAAACAACCAACTACTCTTGGTACAACTATTCCTATTCCTACTCTAGCAGCAAACTTTGAATCTTTAAAGGTTGACTTTATAGTTGATAATGATTTAACTAACTGGAAAAGTATATACTCATGGATGAGAAATATATCAAATATTGAAGATGATAATAGTAACAATATTTCATATCAAAAATGGCACATTAAAGCAGTCTTAGATATTCTAAATCCAATCAACTGTAGTACTGTAGATTTAAGTTTTACATTCCACAATGTAATCCCTATCAGTTTAGGTGGATTGGCTTTTCAAACTGATAATAGTGATGTAAATTTAGTAAAATGCAATGCTTCGTTTGCATACTCGTATTATACTATGATTCCTGATGCTGAGTCTGATTTATCTACTCAAATTTAATTAAAAGTATTCAGATGGATTATCTGACCAACTTTCAGCTTTATTTGGGTCGCCATCTGGTTTATAAGGTAGTTTCTTCGTCTCAGGATTCATTGTACGGCGTTTTATCGGCTTAGGTGGCTTCGGAGTCTCCTCAATCAACAAATCCTCTACAGAGGGTTCCTGCTTATCAGACTCTTCTATTTCTTCTCCATCATCGTCAACATCTATCATAATTTCAGCACCTTCATAGGTGTCGATCATATCGTTGACAAAATTTACAAAATCTTCATTATTGAATAGTTCATTTAACATTATTAGTCCAGCTTCTGGACCAACCACAATATCTTCGCTGACATTTTTCATTATTGACTGTGGATCAGTTTGCATGGTATCAAAGAATATAGTATACATCTTTGATAGATCATCAGCAGGAGCCCCTGTATATAATACAGAAGTTCTATTAATTGAAATTTCACATAATTGTAAATTAGCTGCATAGTTGGTTAATTTAAAATATTCAATAATATCACCGGTTTCATCTTTTGATAATGCGGTTTCAATTTTTGCTGGAAATGATATTGAAAATCGTTCCAATTCAGCGTTCTTAACCATACCAATTAGTTCATCACCATTGATAAGTTTAACAACTCTAACGATACTACCAAAGGGAGTTTCTTGTACTTCGTCAGACATAGCAACCCTCCTAATTTATTTATCATCGGAAGGTAGTGGTATTGACATTATTCTGTAATCAAACTTTTCTTTTTTGTAAATTTTAATTCGTTCTTCAAAATGCCTATAAACATGGTTCTTGTATGACTTGTAACAAAGGTCATCAACAATATCATAAA